AACCACAACCACCGCAGTTGCGTTGGCCGCAGCGTCCTGCCAATACCGGACAGGAGAAGGAATATCGCCGCCCGCCGTCCATGTTATGCCGTCATCGCTGTACATGGTCTTATGGTCTGCGTCCCAGTTACCAGCGGCCACAAAACGGCTCCCGGTCCAGCAGACGTTGTGCGCATTTTCCCCTGGGTGCGGGATGGTTCTCTCCGTCCACCCCTCAGATAGATCCGCCGGAATCGTCCAGCACTCGTCATATCCGATGCCCACAATCAGGTCATTGCTCATTGCCATGCGCTCAAAACTTGCAGGCAATCCAACCGAGTCACGAAGCGATGCTTCTGGGCATGTAATCGTGGCTTGAACAGGGAGCTGCCAGAAACACATATCAGCCAGGCACCACCTTCACGGTGCCGTTGTCGAACACAAGTGTTTTACCGGTGTTGCGCGTGATAGATGCTGGAAGAGCCGCGTGATAGAGCAAATTACCAGCGGTCGACGCATCACAGATGCCGATATGCGTCACATCATAGGCCGCGGCCCCTGACCCATATACCACCGCCGCAAACGTCTGGGCGTCGGCACTCAACGCCTCGCCACCAGAAGCAGCACCAAAGGTGATTGCCTGTCGCGCATAGGCCGTATCGTCTACCGTGGTATCTACTTCGTTGGCCGTAGTGAAGGCATCAGTCGGGTCGGATGTGAACAAAGCCAGATACAAATTCGCCGGCTGCGTGAATGTAGATCCGCCAAGCACATGATCGAGCAAGGCATCTTCGAGATAATCAGACGCACCCATGGTTTTAGCTCAACGCAATGTTGAAGGTGTCGATGGTTGAAACGGCACTGGTCACGACATTGACGTTACTCAGTTTCATATCGCCAGCCGTGGTGCCAATCGAGCCATCAATACGCGGAAGTGTGGTCGAGAGTGCGCCGCTATCAACGGCATTGCCGCGCAGTCGGAACCAGCCCGCAACGCCATCAGCCAGGCCGGTGAATTGCCAGGTTTCGGCAGCAGCCTTGGATAGAACGCCACTTGCAGGCGCGTCAAACTCCAGCCCATTGGTAGCCACGCCCTCGGTAAAGGCGCCAGCACTGAGCGTCACTCGTCCCAGCATGGTGCCTGTCGCAGCGGCATTGGCCGTAGCCGGTTGCCCGCCGGTATAGATGTCAATCACGCAATCTTTAAAGATGCCGCGGAGGCCGTTTGCGCCGGTATCGACGCCATTTTCTCCGAGCAGTTTATCTAGTGTTCCGGTTGAATATCTGACCATATCAATTCCTCATATCGTTAGTTAGCGACAGACCCATGATTCTCATGGAATCCATATCGTTTACTGGCCGATACTCGTGCATTGACCGCTTTTTCTTTGGTGTCGAACAATCCCAAGTGCTTTGTCTTTCCGTGGAGACACACTCTTGCCCGCCACTTCTTGTTCGCCTCTAGCCACTCAACACCCACATGGCCAGACGTATTGTCTTTCCTTAACGCAGCGTTCATTGCATTGGCTCTCACGTTGACTGACCGCAGGTTTTCGATCCTGTTGTCTTGCCGATCATGGTTAATGTGGTCAATCTTTTCTGGGAATTCCCCATGCACATAAAGCCAGGCAAGTCTGTGCGCATAGTATTTCCCCTGACCAATTCCAATAATCCGGTAACCGTTCACAGTAACTGTACCAGCGGCTTGCCCGGCGAACTTGCCGTATCCCGAGTTCCTCCACCTGAAAATCCCGTCACCTGGGTCATAGTCAAGGTTCTCTTTCAGTTCATGTTGAGTAATCATAAATCTTCCAGCGGATTAAAAGCTGTGCCAGACCCGTTGTTCAAAACCATGAATTGCTCATAACCATCTTTCTCTATGATGGCCGTTGAACAGAGACAGCCCGGAGACAGGCTCACCTTGTCTTCAGTTATGTTCTGGAATGGAAACAGCGTGCAAACGCCCTGGCGAGTCCACACAAACAGCCTGCCCTCGTCGGTTCTCGCAAGAGGCCGGCCCTGCATGACGCCGTACTCAGCCAATCGAACCAGCGATTCCTCGATGGTGTAAACATACATCTCGTCGTCGGTGCCGATGAACAAGCCTTGCGGCGTTCCCTCCAGCACCGTGACCTTGCCGGGGATGCTTAAATAATCTTCATGCTGATCGAACAGGTGCCACCAGTACGGTTTGGAGCGCCACAAGTAGGAAACCCCATCGATGTACTGCGATGCCCACACACTGCCTTCATAGAAGGCCAGGCTGCCAATCTCTTGCGGAAGCGGGCCCGCATCAAGCTGATTGCGGTCAATTGGATAAACCAGGCTATTGGTTTCGCTAAAGGTCATGCCTGTGCTGTATTCAGCCGTATCGAGCAGGTATAGCACTTCGCCATTGGTGTCCGAGATGTAAACGAGGCTTTCATAACCTGTCTCGAAGTCTGGCGTGATGTTGATCACCGCCCCGCCCTCAACTTCTACGAAGTGCATAGCGGACGCTGCGCCCTCGCGCCCGTGCTCGTCTCGATAGGTTGAGACAACCTGATACTGACCGGCCGGCAAGCTACCGCCCGTAGCCGTACTAATCATGGGCTGTTCAGGCGTTGGGATGCGCCACTCAAGCACATCCAGTTGATTGGTAATGATGTGTCCGCTCGACATCAAGATGTAGTCAGCCACTTCGAGCCACTTCACATAGCCTGTTGGCATGCCGCTCTTGAGGTCGACTGCGGAGAAATCCTGATTGACCAGTTTCAAAATACCGTCATCTACGATGAACATGCGACGCTCATCAGATGTGGCAAACGTCGACGTGATGTTGGTAAACAGCGCAGACTCGCGGTAGCCATGGCGCTTCGAGATCAACCCGCTATCGTCAATATCCACGTTCTTAGATGAGATCAATGCGCCCAATGGCATGCTCTTTTCGTCAACCGTGTTGCGCTCACCAAGGAAGGCCGGGATCTGGATCAAAGCCATTGCGCCTTACCCCGTCTACGGTAGCTGCGCTTGTTGCGCTCAATCTGGAGAGCGGTTCGACGCGGACCAAAGCGACGCTCGAAAATCGACTCGTATCGATCAGATGCCTTCTGGTCGAAAATCTCTGAGTCCCGCGTCAGATAAGTTAGGTGCAGCACCCAGTAAATCAGATCGTAGTGATACGTCTTAGCGAACTCAGGCTCGCTATCGTCGTCGGCCAACCCTGTTTCGGGAAGCCGGCGAACTGTCATGTTCAGGGTTTCATCGATCTTTGGCGTTGGGTACAGAACCAGTTTGTTGGTATCCATATCCAAGATGTATGCCTCTGGCGTACCGGTCCTGCTCGCCCACTCGCCATCTTCGTCATCGAGCGCCTTATATCCGAGTTTATGCAACGGCTTCTTGGCCGACGGCAGGCGGGCTCGGTGAATGTCGATGATTAACGGGCTGGTGGCGTACTCACTTGTGCCAGCGACAACGCTGATGTCACAGATCGAGGAACTTGAGTCCAGTATCAAATCAGCACGCGTGCATGCCTCATTGATGGCCTCGTCGATGCGTGAATTAATGGCGGTGTCAGAGATTTCATAGGGCTCGACGGTATCATCAAGAAACCGTCGAACCTCTGCCCTGATCTCCGCCCGATCCATGCGCTATGACCCAGCTTCTTCGCCAGCTTCGTCTTCGTCGACCTCTTCTGCAATCTTGGCCGCTTCGCGTAGCAAGCCGGCACAGTTCACGCTGTCGTCAAAGTCGAGCGTAATGTCGTATTCGTTTTGAACGTAATCGACAATGCTTTGTTTGCTGCGCGGATTGATGCCGCGCTGTTTGGCCCAGTCATTCAGGTCATTGTTGGTCATCTTCTCGATGTCTTTTGTTTCCGGAACGACTATTTCCGGCACTGGATCAACGGGTTCCTCGCCGTAGCGGTGATAACCTTCCGGGATGCCAAGCAAGGTTTCTACGTGATCTTTGTTTTTGACCTCGCAGACGTGATGGCCGTCTTCTGATTCTGGCTTAAAGTGATACTTTTCTTTTCCCAGGGTAATGACTGAGCCGCCATTACGTTGCAATCGGCATACAATTTTCATGGGTATCCTCTTGGATCGTGGTGTTAAAAATCGAGGGTGCGTAATGCACCCCCGAAACTTCGATTACCGGTTATCAGTCGTCCAGGCCTGCAGCACGACTCAGCAATGTGCCGGTGATAACACCGCCAGTTGAGCCAGTGCCAGGGCCAGTCGTCACGGTAATGCCAACCAAACG